GACGGCATCGCCCGTCCCTCGAATGTGATCGAGGCGAAAACGGAATCGAGCCAAGGCTCGCACTCGGCGCCGTTTCCGCGGGCGATCCCGGAGTTTTTCATCAAAGCGTTTTCCGATGCCGGCGATGTCGTCCACGACCCGTTCATGGGAAGCGGCACGACGATGGCCGCGGCCGCCGCGCTCGGCAGAGTCGGCTGCGGGATCGAGATCAGCCCAGCGTATTGCGATGTGATCCTTCGCCGGATCCAGAGTCTGACCGGCGAGGAGCCTGTTCTGGCCGGGACGGGGAAGACCTTCGCTGCCGTAGCCGGTGAGCGGGGTGTCCCGGCTTCAGCAGGCCGCTAATCCGAAAGTCCTGTCGCGCACCGGTCCAGCATCGCGGCGCGGCGCCGTTTTATGGGAGCCGCAAGGCTTCCTGACACGCAGTTCCAAACCCAGTCCAACAAGGAGAAATCGATATGCCTGAAGTCGCCACGCCGAACCAGGCCGAGCGGGAATTTGAAACCGGCTCGGATGAGTTCTTCAAGAACCAAAGCCAGGTCAATGCCGGTTACGGCAATGTCCTGTTCGCCAACATCAAGCGCACCTATGACGAGTACCAGCAGGAGTCGCTCGAGTCGATCAAGCGCAACCGCTCGATCGTCGACAAGCTCGTCTCTGACGCGCAGCAGTTCGACAACCAGCGCCAGGTGATCGCCAACCAGGCACTGCAGAATGCCGTCGAGACGGCCAACATGGTCTGCAAACAGGCCGTACGCCACTCCGACATCGCCATCGATGCCCAGTGGAACCCAATCCAGAGCGGTGCCGCGGACACGATGCTGGCGCGGACGATGACCATCGACGACGCCTCGCTCAAGGCCATCGGCGCGACGGTGGCCGCGGCGGTCGCCGCAGCGCTGACCAAGAAGGCGTAGTTCACAACCACTTTCCTCCTCCGAACCGGGGCGGCCGCGCTCTCTTAGCTGGCCGCCCTGGCCTTTTTCCACCCCGAAAGGCACTCCATGAAAAACATCACTCTCGTGTTGAAGCTCTTGCCGTTGATTCTGATGGCGGTGCGCGCCGTCGAGGACGCGATCCCGCTGCCGGGCCAGGGCCGCAAGAAGCTGGATCTCGTGCTGGACGTGATCCAGCAGGCCTATGAGGCCAGCGACGAACTGTCCCGATCGTTCACCTTCGAGCGGCTTGTCTCCGTCGTCGTACCGATGATCGGCAAGATCGTCGATCTGAACAACGAACTCGGTCTGTTCAAGAAGTCGGCTCAGCCGGGGAAGGCATGACGGATCTGCAGGTGGTGCGGTGGCCGGTCGAGAGGCTGATCCCTTACGCCAGGAATTCACGCACGCATAGTGAAGGGCAAGTTGCGCAGATTGCGGCGTCGATCGCCGAATTTGGTTGGACCTCTCCAATCCTCACTGGTAGTGACGGGATCATCATCGCCGGCCACGCCCGCCTGCAGGCTGCACGCAAATTGGGCATGACCGAGGTGCCGGTCATTGTCCTGGATCACCTGAACGAGACGCAACGGCGCGCGCTGGTTTTGGCCGACAACCGCCTGGCGATGAATGCAGGATGGGATGAAGCGATGCTGAGGGTCGAACTCGAGTCGCTGCGCGAGGACGACTTCGATTTGGGGATCCTGGGCTTCGCCGACGAAGAAATCGAGGATTTGCTCGCCGAGCAGGATGGCGGTGCTGCAGGGCAGACTGACGAGGATGCCGTACCCGAGAAGCCGGAAACCGCGGTCTCGTTGCCGGGTGACGTATGGATTCTCGGACAGCACAGATTGCTGTGTGGCGATTCCACGCAGATTGACGCTCTGGAGAAGGTGTTGGCCGGCGGCCTGGCCGACATGACATTCACGGACCCTCCCTTCAATGTGAACTATGGCGCGACGATGAAGGACAAGCTGCGCGGAAAGAAGCGCACGATCCTGAACGACAATCTGGGCGAGGCCTTTGGAGGTTTCCTCCGCGACGCCTGCGCCAATATCCTCACCGTCACCAAGGGCGCCATCTACATCTGCATGTCGTCGTCGGAGTTGCATACGCTTTACCGGGCGTTCACGGAATCGGGCGGCCACTGGTCGACGTTCGTCATTTGGGCGAAGAACACCTTCACGATGGGGCGCGCCGATTACCAGCGGCAGTATGAGCCGATGCTTTATGGCTGGCGAGAAGGCTCGCAGCACTACTGGTGTGGGGCCCGCGACCAGGGAGACGTCTGGTTTGTGAAGAAGCCGGTTCGAAATGACCTCCATCCGACGACCAAACCGGTGGAACTCGTGGAGCGCGCGATCCACAACTCCAGCAAGAGCCGGGATACGGTGCTTGATCCGTTCGGCGGATCCGGCACGACCCTAATCGCCTGTGAGCGGACGGGCCGCCAGGCGCGGCTGATCGAGCTCGATCCGAAGTACTGCGATGTCATCGTCCAGCGATACCAGGACCACTGCGGAAATTCCGCAGTGCTCGATGGCGACGTACGGAGCTTCGCCGATGTCGCCGCTGAACGAAAGCCAGTGGCGGCATGAAGTCGAGCGGTGCCACGGTGAACTCGCGAATATCGAGGCCCAGCTTCGTGCTGGCCACCCTGACGTCGAGGGACTCGTGCTGGCGTTGGCCGACTGGTCCCAGGAACTGCGAATCCTAATGCGCGAGAAACCCCAGTGAATGAAACCCTGCTCAAGATGATCGTGCCGGCCATCGGGCTGATCTCCGGCTTGGTGGCCACTTACGTGAGCCTGCAAAACAGGGCGCTTCTGGCCGACGTGCGGCGGGAGATCGCGGAAATGGAACACAGGCTGTTCCTTAAAATCAACGGTACGTACGAGCGCCAGGCCGAGGCCGTGCTGAGGGATGAGCGGGTGCATGGCAGGATCGATGACTTGGCAGCTGAACTGCGGGGTCGCTCGTCTCGGGAAGCCCCCCGAAGCTAAGAACCGCCGGCTGATGTGGCCGGCGGTGATGAAGGGTGCGGATTGTCATCCGCAGTCGTGCTGGGGTTGGCCGTCGGGGATCCAGCCGTACTGGAGCCAGCCGTCGGCATCGGGTCCGATGAAGCCGAAGTAGAAGCCGGGGAATGCGTCCGAGAGCCAGAGGTAGGCCTGATCGATGGCGTCATCTTCGAGATCCCGGCGGCGCAGTTCCTGGAAGATGTCGGACTTGGTGCGGATGACTTTGTTCACCACGGTGCCCAGAGCGCCTGGGAACCGGTCCATCCGCGAGGGATGGATCCGGAAGGCGACTCCGGGCTGGGTGTAGGCGTAGTTGCGGGCGTGGCGGACTGGGCGCGTCATGAGTGAGTGCCCCCTAGCTGATGCGGTAGGTCCGGACGTTGTCCGCGCGCTTGGCGCTCGTGACGGCCAGGCCCATCTTCTTGGTGATGGCGCCGGAGATGAAGCCGCGGACGCTGTGGGCCTGCCAGCCGGTGGCGGACATGATGTCGGCAAGTGTGGCGCCTTCGGCTCGGCGGAGAAGTCCGAGGACGATGGCCTTCTTGCTGCCTTCGCGCGCTGTGGGCGTCGCGTCCTTCGCGGTGGTCGCTTGGGTTGCCTTGGCCTCTCTCGGCGCGGCGGGGGCCGCGTGGCGCGCGGGCGCTGGCGTCAGGGCCTGGATGGCTCGCCAGATCCGGGCGACGGCGGTCTTGCGGTCGGTAAACTTCTTGACCGGTTTGAGGTCATCGAAGGGGACGACGCCGGCAAATTCGTTCCAGACCTCCGCAAACCGAGCCATCGGCCAGTCGGCGGAGAGTTTGGCGAGTTCCTTCTCGCTGGTGAAGGCCGCGTCGGTGGCGCCAACGCGGTGGTTGAGGGCGTCTTCGTATTCGGCAAACGCCGTGATGGCGTTGTCGGTGTCGAGGGTGAATGTAGTCATTGGGATTGTCCTTTCTATCGGTTCATGCCGGCGAGTTTCCCGTCGGCAGTAATGTGCAAGTCCTTGTAGTAGCCGCTGTGCAGCCTCACCCATCCAAAAGGTGTGGCCTGTTCGTACCGCGCGGCGATGCGGCTCAGCTTCAGGCGAAGCGTGCCGTTGGGGAACTCCTTCTGGAGATGGCCCCAGCGGTCGAGCTTCCAGCCGTTCTGTGTGGCCCAGGTGACGAGTTCTTCGCGGGTCATCGTCAGTAGTCCAGTCCTTTCGCATCGACGGCGCTGCGGTCGCCCAGGGCGGCCAGCACGTAGGCGAGCTCCTGGCTGACGTGGCCAAGGTCGCCGGTGTAGCCCCAATTGGTTGGGTCGAGGCGCTCCCTCATTTCGTGCTCGTCGAGCCTGATGGCGATGCGCTTAAGCAGGTCGCGGCAATCGGTGAGGCGCTCGGCGTAGCAGGCGGCGGCGGTTTGTTTGGCTTTGGTGTTCCTCATGGCGAACCCATTCATCACTCGGCTTCCGATTAGAAGCAAGGCGAATGATCGAAAGGCCGCAAAGAATCTTCAATGGCGCTGCTGAGTCTCCGCGGGTACGCCAAACACCGTGGCGTGAGCCTCGCGGCGGTGCAGAAAGCGATCCGCTCGGGGCGGATCGGGACAACTGAAGACGGCTCGATTGACACTGATCGCGCGGACGCGGATTGGAGTGCCAAGACGCGACCAGGTCAGAAACGGCGTTCGCCGGCTCCGACGCTTGTTGCGCCAGTGGTTCCGTTTGTGGAGCCACAGCGAAGTGATCCGGGTGGCGCCGGAGGCCTTGATTACTTCCGGGCCCGTGCCATCCGCGAGAGCTACCTGGCGCGGCTGGCCAAGATCGAGTTCGAGGAGAAAACGGCGAAGCTGATCAGCCGTGATGAAGTGCAGGTCGCGGCGTTCACCAAGGCGCGCACCGTGCGCGACAGCCTGCTCAACATTCCCGACCGGCTGGCGGCCACACTGGCCGCTGAGGCCGAGGCAGAGAAAGTCCACCAGATGCTGACTGTGGAGATTCGAAAGGCGCTTGATGAACTCGCTGGCGCAGACCGCGACTGAGGTCTACAACGAAGCCTTCGACTCGGGGCTCCGGCCGGATCCGTTGCTCACGGTGTCTGAGTGGGCGGATCGTTACCGGCGGCTGTCGGGCAAGTCGGCCAGCGAACCGGGACCGTACAGGACGGATCGGACGCCGTACTTGCGCGAGATCATGGACGCGCTATCGCCGCTGTCCAACGTCGAGCGGGTCGTGGCGACCAAAGGCGCCCAGCTTGGGTTTACTGAAGCCGGGAATAACTGGGTCGGCTACGTCGTCCACAAGTCGCCCGGACCGATGATGTTGGTCCAGCCGACCGTCGAGATGGCCAAGCGCAACTCGAAGCAGCGGATTGATCCGCTGATCGAGGAGAGTGGGCCGTTGCGGCAACTGGTGAAGAGTCCGCGGTCGCGAGACTCCGGCAACACGGTCCTGTCGAAGGAGTTTCCCGGCGGCGTGCTGGTGATGACGGGCGCCAACTCCGCGGTGGGGCTGCGCTCGATGGCGGTGCGGTACCTGTTTCTGGATGAGATCGACGCCTACCCGGGCGATGTACGGCGAGGGCGATCCCATCAACCTGGCCTTCGCGCGGACGAGGACTTTTGCGCGGCGCAAGGTGTTCATGGTGTCGACGCCGCTGATCACGGGCTTGAGCCGGATCGAGGCGGCCTTCGCCGAAAGCGACCAGCGCCGATTCTGGGTGCCGTGCCCGCACTGCGGGGAGTTCCAAGTGCTCCGGTTTGAGCGGCTGCGATGGCCCAAGGGCGAGCCGCAGAAGGTCGCCTACCTCTGCCTCGCTTGTGAGCAGCCGATCTTCAACCACCACAAGGCCGCGATGCTGCCGCGTGGCGAGTGGCGGCCGGAGGCCGTGGGCGACGGGCGCACCCGCGGCTATCACCTGTCGAGCCTGTACAGCCCGGTGGGCTGGTACGGGTGGGACAGGGCGGCAGATGACTGGGAGAAGGCTCAGAAGGACGTCGAGAGGTTGAAATCGTTCGTGAATCTGGTGTTAGGCGAATCCTGGCAGGAGCGCGGTGACGCACCCGACTGGCAGCCGCTCTATGACCGACGAGAGGACTACGCGATTGGCACGGTGCCCAAGGGCGCCCTGTTTCTCACCGCCGGCGCCGATGTCCATCCGAACCGGATCGAAGTGGAAGTGGTCGCCTGGGGACGCGCAAAGGAGTCCTGGTCGGTGGACTACCGCGTGCTGATGGGCGATACCGCCCGGCCCGAAGTGTGGCGGCAACTCGACGCCGTGCTGGACGAGGAGTTCCCGCATGTCAGCGGCCTCCGGTTGCCGATCCGCGTGCTTTGCATCGACTCGGGCTACAACCCGCGCATCACTTACGACTGGGTGCGCGGCCATCCACAGGCATCCTGGGGTCCGGCAGGTGCCCGGGCGTCGCATCCGAAGACGGCTGTCGCAGTGAAAGGCACAGCTCGGACCGACCGGCTGATCCTCGGGGCCTCGCCAATCGACGCCGGCAAGCGGCGGGGAACGCGGCTGTGGACGCTGGGCACGCCGGTAGCGAAGTCGGAACTGTACAGCCGGTTGCGATTGGTTCCGCCGACAGCTGAGAGTGGCGAGCCGTACCCGGCTGGCTACTGCCACTTCCCGCGCTACGAGGAAGAGTACTTCCGGCAGCTGACCTCGGAGAGCTTCATCAAAGGCCACTGGGTGTTGGGCGCCAACACGAGGAATGAGGCACTCGACGCGAGAGTCTATTCGCGGGCGGCTGCTTCGATCCACGGCATCGACCGTTTCACGGAACGGCACTGGCGGGAACTTGAGACCCAATTCGATTCGGCGCGTGAGTCGATGACTGCTGCCGCAGCCGGCGATCCGCCGCCGGAAGCAGGAAATGTGAGTGCACAACGCGGCCTTCCTGGCCGGCGAATCATCCGAAGCCGATTCCTTCAAAACTGACAATGCCTTACACCGAACAGCAACTGCAGGCGCTTCGCGACGCCCTGGCCAGTGGTGTGCGCAAGGTGCGGTTCGCCGACCGCGAGATGGAGTTCCGGGATGTGGCCGAACTGAAACAGGCGATCGCCACGGCTGAAGCGGATCTGGCCAGAAGCGGCGGGACACCAGTCGCCCGCCAGATCCGAGTCTCCACGGGGAAGGGCTTCTGAATCGATGGCGTTGCTAGCTCGATTGAAGCAGGCACTCACCTGGCGCCCGCGGATGGCATCCGGCTATGAGGCGGCGGCCACCAGTCGCCGCACTTTGGGCTGGTTGGCGGCCTCGAGCGACGTCAACACGCTGGTGTTCGGAGGGCTGGACACGTTGCGGTCCCGCTCGAGGGACATGGTGCGGCGCAATCCCTGGGCGACCAACGCGCTGGACGCCTTCGTCGCTAACTGCGTGGGCACGGGCATCAAGCCGCAGTCGCTCTTTCGCGACGCAGCGGTCAGGGAGCGCATTCAGAAACTCTGGCTGCGGTGGACAGATGACGCCGACGCCAGTGGCCTGACCGATTTCTACGGACTGCAGGCGCTGGCCTGCCGGTCGACGGCAGAGGGCGGAGAATGCCTCATTCGGATCCGGCCGCGTCTGGCCAAGGACGGCCTCAGCGTGCCGCTGCAGCTGCAGCTTCTCGAAGGCGAGCATCTGCCTACAAACGAGAACCGGCGTCTGGAAAACGGCAATTTCATTCGCGCCGGGATTGAGTTCAACGCCATCGGCAAACGGGTCGCCTATCACCTCTACCGGCAGCATCCGGGCGACTCGCTGCACCCGATGGCGTCGACAGAACTGGTTCGCGTGCCGGCGGAATCCGTGTTGCACCTGTTTCGGCCGATCCGCCCAGGTCAGCTGCGAGGGCAGCCTTGGCTGACCCAGGTCCTGGTGAAGCTGCACGAACTTGACCAGTACGATGACGCCGAACTGGTCCGCAAGAAGACGGCGGCGATGTTTGCCGGCTTCATCGTGAAGAACTCGCCTGAGGATCAACTGCTCGGCGAAGGTACGGCGGACTCGAACGGCACCGCTCTGGCCGGCCTTGAGCCGGGCACACTGCAGGTTCTATTGCCGGGTGAGGATGTGAAGTTCTCAAGCCCGGCTGATGTCGGCGCCAGCTACGAGACCTTCATGCGGGTGCAGTTGCGTTCGATCGCGGCGGGCATCGGGATCACCTACGAGCAGTTGACCGGCGATCTGACCGGCGTGAACTATTCTTCGATCCGTGCTGGCCTGCTCGAATTTCGCCGGCGTTGCGAGCAGTTCCAGCACCAGGTGCTGGCCTTCCAGTTGTGCCAGCCCGTGTGGCGGCGGTGGATTCAGGCGGCGGTGCTTTCTGGTGCCCTGCCGAATGTGGGGGATTTGTCGGCGTATTACGAGGTGAAGTGGATCCCGCCCGGTTTTGCATGGGTCGATCCGCTCAAAGACATCAAGGCCCAGATGATGGCTGTGCGCGCCGGATTCAAGAGCCGCTCCGAGGTCGTCTCCGAGCAGGGCTATGACGCTGAGGCGATTGACCGCGAGATTGCCGTCGACAACCAACGGGCCGACGCGCTGGGCCTGAGCTACGACACCGATCCGCGGCCCGAAGAGCCACAGACAGCCGACGAGAGCGACCAATGACCAACCGACGTGACGAACTCCTGCGCCTGTTCGGCGCGAAGCCTCTTCTCATCGAGGCGTCCAAGCTTGATGCTGCCTATGCCGCACGGAGGCCGTATGGTTTTGAGGACGGTGTCGCCATCGTGGATGTTGCCGGCGTGCTCGCCAACGAGCCGTCCCTGTTTGAGTCCTTTTTCCTTGGCGCAACGGCCTACGGCCAGATCCTGGATGAAGTCGAGCAGGCCATCGCGGATCCCGAGGTGCGCGGGATTCTGCTGCGCATCAATTCACCCGGTGGCGATTCGGACAACGCTTTCGAGACTGCGGCGGCGCTGAGCCGACTCGCCGAGCAAAAACCGATCTGGGCTGTGTCCGATAATAGCGCCTTCAGCGCAGCTTATCTGCTGGCCTCGGCCGCCGCGAAAATCTACGTGCCCGAATTCACCGGCGGCGTCGGCAGTGTCGGCGTCTATGTCGAGCATGTCGACTGGAGCGAGTACAACCACAAACTCGGCGTGAAAGTCACCTACATCGCCGAGGGCGAAGGCAAGACCGCCGGCAACCCCAATGAGCCACTGTCGGATGCCGCACGCAGTGCCCTCAGCGCCGAGGTGGCCCGGCTCTACGGACTGTTTGCGGGCGCTGTCGCCCGCGGACGGGGCCTCACCGAGGGGGCTGTCCGTGAGCTCGGCGCGGCTCTCAAGTATGGTCCGGAGGCAGTAGCAGCGGGCCTCGCCGACCGGACCGGAACGTTTCGCGACGCGTTGGCCGGCTTGATCGCTGCAACCCGGAAGTCGGCGCCGATTGCGACTCCCATCATCTCAACCCACCCAGGAGGCAAAATCATGCAACAGGAAACCGGGCAGGCGGAGGCGGTCCAGGCCGCCGCGCCCGAGCCCACCATCGACATCGAAAGCATTCGCGCCGAGGCTCAGCGCCATGGCTACGCGGACGCCCAGGAGATCGTCGAACTCTGCGCGCTGGCCGGCATGCCGGGGCGTGCACCAGCGCTGCTGGCTCGCCAAGCCACGCCGGCTGAAGCCCGCCAAGCGCTCATTGAGGCGCGGGCTGCCGAAGACAACCGTGAAATCGACTCGCACGTCATGCCGGACTCGGGCACCCGTGCAACCAGCAATCCCGAAAACAACCCCGTGCTGAAGGCCGTCGAACGGCTGGCCGTCGCGGGGAAAGGAGGAATCTAACCTATGCCTGTTCAGACCGAATCGAAGCGCTTGGGCGACTGGCTCAAGTGGGAAGCTGAAAACCAGTACAGCCGGGATATCGTTACGATCCTGGCGGGCAGCGGAGCCGACCGCGTGCTCACGACCGGAATGGTGCTCGGCCGCGTCACCAAAGGCTCGGCAGTTGGCGCAGCCGTCGCGGGCAACACCGGCAACGGAACCATCACCGCGGCACCGACGGTCGGCCAGGCCGCCAAGCCGGGCGTCTACCGTGCGGTCTGCATCGAGCCCGCCACCAATGGTGGGAAGTTCTCAGTCGAGGATCCCGATGGCATTCTCGTCGGCATTGCCGCCGTGGGCACGGAGTTCGCCGCACATCTGACCTTCACGATCGCCGATGGCGCGACTGACTTTGTTGCCGGAGACGCCTTCACCATCTCGGTCGCCTCGGGATCGAGCAAGGTCAAACAAATCGACTTCGCGGCCACTGATGGCTCAGACGTCGCTGCCGGCCTGCTGACCGAGGACACCACGGCCCCAGACGGCACTGACCGCTCAGCGGTGGGCGTGGTCCGCAACGCGATCATCTCCGCAAACGAAATCACCTGGCCCGCCAGCACCACCACAGATCAGAAGAACGCGGCCATCGCCCAGCTGAAGAGCCTGGGCATCCTGGTCCGCCAAGGAGCCTAACTCATGCTGAATCCCTTTTCCAATGACGCCTTCAACATGGTGGCCCTCACGGCCGCCATCAATAAGGTCCCAAACAACTACGGCCGGTTGGAGCAACTGGGCCTCATGCCGACTGAGGGCGTCCGCACCCGGACAATCCTCATCGAGGAGATGAGCGGTGTGCTGAACCTGCTGCCCACCATGCCCGTCGGAGCGCCGGCCTCGCTCGGCACCCAGGGCAAGCGCAAGGTGCGGTCGTTCGTGATTCCGCACATCCCTCACGACGACGTCGTTCTGCCGGAGGAGGTCCAGGGACTGCGCGCCTTCGGCTCGGAGAACGATCTCGAAGCGCTTTCGAACCTGATCGCCCGAAAACTGCAGAACATGAGGGCCAAACACGCGATCACCCTCGAGCACCTCCGAATGGGAGCACTGAAAGGGGTGATCCTCGATTCCGACGGCTCGACACTCTACGACCTCTACTCGGAATTTGGCATCACGGCAAAGTCGGTCAGCTTCGCCCTGTCCACGAACACGACCGAGGTGCTCACCAAGGTGCTCGAGGTGAAACGTCACATCGAGGACAACCTCCGGGGCGAGTTCATGAGCGGCATTATGTGCCTCAGCTCGCAGGGGTTCTTTGACGCGCTGACCACGCATCCCAAAGTAAAGGAAGCCTATTCGCGCTGGCAGAATGGCCAACTCCTGTTCACCGACAATCGCACGAACTTCAGCTTCGGCGGGATCACGTTTGAGGAGTACCGTGGCCAGGCAACCGACATTACTGGGACGGTGCGGAAGTTTATCGCCGACGACGAGGCCCATTTCTTCCCGCTGGGAACGGCCTCAACGTTCCGAACCTTCTTCGCGCCGGCGGACTTCAACGAAACGGCCAACACGCTGGGTCTGCCGCTCTACGCCAAACAGGCGCCGCGAAAGTTTGAGCGGGGCACGGACCTGCACACCCAGTCCAACCCTCTGCCGATCTGCCTGCGGCCGGAAGTGCTGGTGAAGGGGACCAAGGCGTAAGCCATGGCGGACTGGACCTCCCTGCTGAACGGCCTGAACGCGACCGTGCTCGGTACCTTCGGCAGGGAGGTTGTTTATTCACCACAAACCGGCGCACCCTCATCCATCCGAACCATCATCGAAACCGCGAGGAAGACCGAGGACGCAACGCCCGGCGTTTACGCCCTCATGTTCCTCCACCTGGGTGATTTACCTTGGCCGCCGGAGCGCGGCGACATGGTTGCGATCGGCGACATTTCTTACAAGGTGTTCGACATCGAGGCGGATGGTGGCGGCGGGGCGGTGCTTCGACTTCGGCAAGTGTGAGGTCACAATGGCATCAGTCCGCGTCTGGCAGAAGAAACAGCTTCGTTTGGATCTACTCAACTTCACCCAGCGCCAGATGTTCATGCTCGGTAATGTCGGCGCAGGAGTCGTGAAGAACCGCCTCCGGGCGGCGCAGGGGCCCGAGGATACGCCGGCGAAGCCTCTGACGAAGAAGTACGCCATCCTGAAGTCGAGGCTTGGCCTCGGCAACCGCCGCAACCTGTCGTTCACCGGCAACATGCTCCAGAACCTGGCCGTTCGGACGGTGAGTGAGAACCGGGCCAAGGCGGGGCTTTCCACCCGGAAGGACCGGCTGAAGGCCTGGGCCAACCAGAAGATCCAGCCGTGGCTCGTGTTTTCGCCCAAGAACAAGGCCGCCGTGACGGAGGCGGCGCGGCGGATCTTTGACGAGATGAAGAAGCGGCTGGCACTCCAGCGAAGCCTCGGCGGGAGACAGAGATGATCGATACGTCCGAACTCGTAAACAACTTGGTTGCGCTGCTGCGCGACATTCCGGAACTCGTCGCAGAGGTGGGGGACGACGCGAGCCGGATCTACGCCTATCACGACCAGTATCCGAAACGGTCAAGCCTCGCCTTGGCCATTCATCAGATGCCGGCGCCATCAATCATGGCCGCCTGGCAGGGAACCGTGCCGGGCACTTTCGGCGGCAACGACGTCTGGAAGCACCAGGTCACTCTGTACCTACGCTCGCGGGAGACCTTCGACGGAGACCCACCGACCGCCTATTACAGGCTGTTCCGGCTTATTACCAAGGGCGCCCCGTCCTCGGATGGGGCCCCGATGCTGAATGTGACCGTGCATCCCTCCTGTCACCCGATGGATGTGCCGTCGATCCAGCGGGCTACGGACGCCGAGGGCCTGGATTACTTCGAGGCGCAGTTGTCATTTGTGGAGGCTGGAGATGATTAACCCAGTGAAAGTGTGGCTTCGCCCACCGCATGGGCAGGGCGAGCCGGAGGAGGTGGAGGCCACGCCGGCGGTGCTCGTACCCCGGTTAATCGCAGGTTGGAGCCAATGCCCGCCGCCCGCGAAGAAAGACAAACAGGAGGTGAAGCCCGATGTCGACAGCTAGACTCCAGGAAGTGCTCATCTGCTTCGGCAAGCAGAAGCAGACCGACATCGCGACGGCCAACACGGTCGGCCAGATGTTGCGACTCCGCAAGCTCAACGCTCAGCTTGCCAACCCGAAGCTCAACACCGAAAACGACGCCGACGAGTACGGCAAGGGCCACGAGTTTGCCACGCAGTCGTTCCAGACATCCTGGGACGCGGGCAGCACTCTGGAGAAGTATCTGAGCGCAGAGATCGCCGCCTGGGCGATGGCGTTCTCGCTCGGCAAGGTCGTCAAATCGGGCACCGCGCCGGACCTCACCTACACCTGCACGCCGCTGTTTCCGGCCAACGGCGATGCGGCCGAGTTGCCGTATTTCAGCTTCGTCGAACAGATTCGCCCGGGCGCGGGCGTCGTGCTCGACCGGATGGCCGTGGGCTGCGCCATTGAAGGCTGGACGATTTCGATCGGCAGCGGGCCGGGCCGCGCGAACTCGAAGATCAACGTCGAATTCGTCGGCTCGGGCAAGATGACCGAGCCGTCAGCCATTGTGGTCCCGGCGGCGACGCTCGAAAAGCTGCTGCCGTCGGCTTCGCTGGCGCTGTCCATCAACGGCGTCAACTACGTGTCGAGCAAGAACATCGTCTCGCTCGAATCCTCATGGAAGAACAACATCCTGCTCGACGCAGGCTTCTATCCCGGCTCGGGCTTCCAGACCGCCGGCGATGCCACGAGCGGCGCCATCCGCGGGCGGCTGGAATTCGGCAAACGGCAGGGGACGCTCAAATTCGTTGCCCGGTTTGAAAACGGATCGACAGAGCTGACCAAGCTCAAGAGCCAGACCACCGGCACGGCGGTCATCTCGCTCGCGTACGACGTCAGCAATTCGCTCGAACTCACCTGGCACAAGGTTTCGTTTGCGACCGTCGAGATCGGCGAGACCGACGGCCTTGTCACCGTGGCGGTCGAGTGCCTGCCGATGTATGACGCAACCAATGGAATCGTCTCCGCCGTGGCCAAGTGCGGCGTGGACAGCATTGGCCAGTAGGACAACTTCAGGAATATTTACCTGAAGTCATCAGAGGAGACTTCTTCATGGAACAGACTCATCGTGTTTTTGATGCCGCGCGCCCGGTCGCGCTGAACCTCCGGACGGCCGCAGGGGTGAAGACCATCCGCGTGCGCTTCCCGACCGACGAGGAGTGGATCGAGCGGCAACGCCGCCGTAAGGTGATCGTGAAGCAACTTGGGCGCGGGGTCTCCGAAACCACGATTCCCAACTCCGAGGACGCCGACGCTGCGCTGCTCGCCAAGATCCGCGTAGCGGAGCCGGATGCGCCTGAGGTGGATCCCTTCGAGGCCAGCCGGGTCATCGAGCAGTTGGGTCAGGCCGAGGTCGATGACGTCGTCCAGGTCGGTGACGGTTTCGAGGTGACGCTCCGCGTTCTTGGCGGGACGGTGACCCACTCCCTCCGCATGCCTTCGGCCAAGGACGTCTTTGAGTACAGGCGGGGCTTCGCCAGGGTACTCGACCTGCCCTACAACCGGCAAGAATTGATCATCAACCTCGCGCCGGCAGGCGCACTGTACAAGCGGTTGGTGCTGGCCGCCGATGGCTACGCCGGCGATGTGCCGATCATCCACCAGGCCGTGGCGGTGAAGGCGGCCATCGATGCCCTCGAAGCTGCGTTCCAGGAGACCGTGGACCCAAACTGACGAGCGGGGAGTGGCCCGATCAGCCCTCCCTGCGATTTCTGATTCACTGGTCACTGCGCCGGGATGAACTCTGCGATCCCGGACTCTGCCATGATGCGCCGGACGACGGCGGCCGGTGCGATCACTGCCCGCTGGACCGGCTTGAGGCCGCGCAGTCGTCCGAGGCGGGGCTGCTGTTGCGGCGAGCCGTTGATCTCAGAGCGGCCTTGAAGCTCGGAGCGAGAATTGACATGGACGAGATCCCGGCAGACGAATTCGCCGCGATGCTGGTCCTTGAGGATGAGCAGAAACTACTTCAAGTAGTCAGCCGGACGGAGTGAGTCGACGGCCCATCGCAGGATCGGCAGCTCCATGCTTCCGGATGCTGGCACGCTACGTTTTTTATTGTTTTATTTGTCTTTTATTGTTTGGAATAACCTGTAAAAACTACTAGACAACTATGTCGTCTTTGGGATAGTCTTCAAAGTGTTATGACAACACTTAACGACTTCAAACAACAGCTACTGACTCTGGTTGGCAAACCGACTCAGCTTCGTCCATTTGTCTGCGATGGATCCCCGCTGGAATGCAGCGTGATCATTGCAGGTGTCAATCCTGCGACCCCCTCTCCCGTGGACTTTTGGAGTTATTGGCGTCCTCAGTTCGGATTCGACAAGACAACTTGGTTCCAGGACTATCAGCGTGAGCGGCTGCTCAGGCCATTGAAGCCGGGCAAGAAGCGCAGAGCGAGCAAGAGCAATACGCGTCGAGTCATCGAGTGGCTCATCGAAGAAGCTGCACCGGTGAGGTGCCTGGAAACCAATATCTATTCACAGCCAAGTGCCGAAGTTTGCGATCTCGGAACTTCGGACAGAAATACAGCCGTATTTGATTTTCTTCTGGACGCCATCAAACCTCGACTCGTTGTTGCGCATGGTCTCGATGCGGCAACGCACCTGAATGGGAAGATCAACAGTGAAAACCTGATATGCGTTCCCCACTTCTCTCGCGGCTGGTCTGAGTTGCGAGCTCGCGCACTCGGCAAACAAGTGAGGGATTTGTGCGCCAGGTAAATCTCCACTAGATCTGGACCCAGGCGATCGCGCGCGCTGCACCCACCGCATGTGGCGGCACCGTCAGCGTTGACGCTGTCGCAGACCTGATTCTGGGTGCGAGATGGAGCTTCTCTGTCTCGCCGCGATTTGACACTTGCCCGCCGACAACAAACTCGAACTCGTCGTTGAAGTCGACGTCAACCGTGCCAACGCCTCGATTAAGAGCGTCAACGCTGGTCTGTCGTCGATGGAAGCGACGGCAGTGAGGGCCGCGCGCGGAGCCTCCTCTGGCATCGATGGGCTGACGGTGTCTGTGGCCAAGGGCGCCGCGGCCGCCGGCGTTCTGGCTTCGGCGTTCGAGCGGGTTGTGGGCTGGGTGAAGACGCAGGTCGAGGAGACCAGCCGCCTGGCGGCGCGCAACGAGACGCTGGCTGTCGTCAACGCGCAGCTCGCGCGCGCCAATGGCTACAACGAAGGCTCGATCGAGCGGCTGGTCACCCGGATCAAAGACCTGGGCATCACGACGCAAGCCTCGCGCGACATCGTCAACAAGATGATCGCCGCGCAGCTCGATCTGTCGAAGGCGACCGATCTGGCACGGCTGGCGCAGGATGCGGCTGTCGTCGCCGGCCAGGATTCTTCCGCCGCCTTGCAGGGCATCATGAGCGGCATCACGACGCAGCAGATCGAAGTCCTGCGCACTTACGGCATCAACATCCAGTTCGAGCGGGCGTTCACCGAGGCGCGCCGGCGGCTGGGCCGGGACATGACCGAGATTGAGCGCCGCAATACGGCGCTCAACGTCGTGTTGGCCGAGGGCCCGAAGATCGCTGGCGCATATGAGGCTTCGCTCGGCACGGTCGGCAAGCAGATGGGCTCGTTGAGCCGGTATGTCGAAGAGGCGAAGGCGGCGATCGGCGCGGAGTTCCTGCCCGAGATGCGGCGGATGATCGAGGGCCTCACCGATCTGGCGAAATGGGTTAACCGGAACTCCGACGCCCTCGGGCTGTTTGCGAAGGCGATTGCGGCCGCAGCCATTGGTGCAGCTGTTGCGCAGTTTATCGGCTGGATTGCAGGCGCCAAGCGGGCCGTGGATGCCCTCACCCTGGCGATGACCCGGAATCCGTTCACTGCTATTGCGGTTGGTGCGGCCGTGGCCGGCACGGCGATTTACGAGATGAACCAGCGCACCCTCGAGGCCAATGAGGAGTTTGTGGCCATGCAGCGGGCCGCGGACGACCTGAAGCGCATCAACGAGGCCATCAACGCCGGCAAGTCCATCGAGGACTTGAAGAAGATGGGCTACACGCTCGAGCAGGTGCGCGCAGCGATGTTCGGCGGCAAGCAGGGCGCGAAGGCGTTCTTCGACGCCTTCGACAATGATCAGTTCCGGCAGCGAATGCGGGATCTGAATCAGGCAGGCGTCGATGCGGAGGAGGCGCGCCGGCGGAAAGCCGAAGCCGAAGCGCTCGCCAAGGACATCGCCAAGCACCAGATCCAGGCCGAGCGCGAATCCGCGCAAGCTGTCACCGATGCCCGGCGCGCCAACCTGACCGGCTTTGCGCGCGAAATGGCTCAGATGGGCGATCAGACGAAGAAGTGGGACACGTTCACCGACGACAAGGGCGTCGAGCACCAGGCGGGGCTCACCCGGCGCGCCTGGCAAAACGTCATCGAAGAGCTCTCGGTCCGCTGGGCGGCGTTCCGGGAGAAGTTCCAGCGCGACACTCGCGCGCAGCTGGCCGAGCACGTCGACGCCGATCGGGAGGCCGCCCAGCGGCGGTTGGCCATCGAGGCCTCCGTCGTTCAGAAGCGGCTTGAGTTCAATGAGGAAATCGCGCGTAGGAACCTCGATCATCTGGACCGCACAATGGGGATCGAAGAGCAGCGCGCGACGCTGGCACGCGATGCCCGCCTGCGTTCGCTTGAAGCCGTGGATGCCCAGACCCTCGAGCAGAAGGCGGCGGTCGAGGCCCAGCGGGCACAAATTGAGATAGACCATATCGAGCGGGTCCACGGCATCCGGATGCGGATGTTCGAGCTTGAAACCTCGACCCTCCTTATCGAGGAGGAAGCCGCGATGGTGCGGCTCGGCTACCGGGCCGACGAGATCCGCGCGCGGATCGCGGAATTGACGGCCCAGCGCGACGAAATCAAACGAGCCAATCAGAATGAGACCTCGGCCGCCATCGATGCCGCACGCCAGAACGCGGCCAACCGGACCGCCGAGATGATCCGGGATCACAACCGGGGGATCTTCGACACTTTCAAGCGGCAGGCCGAGGGTGTCTTCGATGCCCTGCTCTCGAAATCGCAGTCGATTTGGTCGGCGATCGGCAATTCGCTCAAAACGGCGCTTCTCACCGCCATTAAGGACGTGGTCACCTCGCGCGTGGCCGCGATGTTGATGCAGATGTTCACCGGAACCAGCGTTTCCATGCGTCAGGCGGCCTCCGGCAGCACGGGCATCCTGGGCTCTCTCGGCGGCCTGGTCGGAATTGGTGCGTCACCCGTGTTCGCCGCGGCTGGCGGCGGCAGCTTGCCGGCGAGCGTCTCCATGCTGAACCCCGTGTCGCGGATGGGATCGGCTGGTTTGGCAGGCGGCATGAGCGGTGCTACGATCGGCGGCCTCAGTGCCGCAGGCCTCGGCTCGATGGTTGCTGGCGGCGGCGCACTCGGCGTTCTGGGCGCGTTCAGGGCGGGTCAGAGCAGCAACAACATCCTGAAGTACTCGTCGCCGGCCATCGGTGCGGTCGCCGGAATGACGACGATGGGCGGTTTGATGGCCATGTTTCCGGCGCTGGTGGCGGCTGGGCCCTGGGGGATGATCGCAGCCGCGGGCATTGGCGCGGCCATTGGCCTGATGGGCATGTTCCGGAAGACGGCCGAGCAGAAGGCGATCGACAAAATCCGCGACATCTACAAGGTGACGGTCGACAAGAGCTTCGCCAGGTCGGTCATTGAGATGGCCAAGTCGAGCTTCGGAGGGAATCTCGAAGCGGCCATCCGCTCGGCCCAGGTCCGCGACATGGTGATCGAGTACGGCATCGCCACGGGCCAGAACGCCGGGATGCTCGACAACAAGCCGCGTGGCGTTTGGATGACCCAGCAGGGCGGCACGCTCTACCAGTCGGGCTTCGCGATGAACGGCCAGCAGTACGGCTACTCGGCCAGCCTGCCGAGCCTGGGTAACCTCCGGACTCCGCAACAGCAGCCCCAGCAGGTTGTCTACGTGACGATCCAGGCCGATGGCGAGTCGACCGAACGGTTTCTTGAGGGTAAGACCGTGAAGTTCGTGAAGAACAACGAAGGAGCGGTGACCACTTCGTTCAACTCCGGCATGTCGAAGAGCCTCGGTCGGGCGGCGGCAGCCACGGCGATCAACGATCCGCTGGCGGTGAAGATCTGATGCCAGGAAACGTCGCCTCAGCCGTCGCAACGACGGCCATGCCGAGCAGTCTCTGTGTGTTGTTTCGCGAGACGCGCGCCTGGCCAATGTGTGAAAGCAGCGGCTATGTCGACGGCAGGTACCAAGCTCAGGTCCAGGCTGAGTCGAGCCGGAAGGCGTGGGAGATCGGCAAGCTCCTGACTTTCGCGCAGTGGCTGGCTCTGGGCCAGTTTTTCGATATCTGCAACGGTGCTCAGAAACCGTTCTATTGGTATCCAAACGTCGCGGATTACGACCCGACTGGATCCTACACCGTGGGCCGATACCTGGTTCGCTTCGACGGCGCGCTGAGCCGTACCTACCGTCTGGGCCGCCAAGAGGCGAGCCTCCAACTCATTGAAATCGAATAGCTGATGCCGGAATACATCGGACCTGTGGCCATCCCCGAACCGGGGGTGAGCGGGGTGTTCCCCATCGCGCTGGACTATTCCAGCGTCCATGTGCGGGAGCCTCGCGTCATCGTCCACCGTTTCGGCACTCTTGACGCGAAGGTCGAGCAGAGGTTCTACGACGGGCCCGGTGTGCGCCGGTTTCATGTGCAGTTGGCGCGGTTGACGCTCGCGCGCCGAGCGTTGCTGGTCGATTTCTTCGAAGCCCGGAAGGGCAGTTACCAGCCATTCACCCTCAACGTCGCGGAGCCGGACGGCTCCGTCGCCACCTACACCGCCCGTTTCGCCGAGCCCACCCTACGGCTTGAAGCCTCAGCCGACGGATCCTGGCGTGGGTCGGTCGAACTCGTCGAAGTCCCAACCACGGCGCCCTCCCACGCGATCACCTCCACTGAAACTCGCTTCCCTGGCGCGGCACTCAAGGCCGCACTGCTTTCGCAGACCCAGGCAGTGATTCCGCTGGTCCGTGTCGTTGCAGGCGAGCATACCCTCCATCTCTCCGACAGACGCGTCACTGTTGGCAGCAATCTCTATCAGTCGCGCTTGCTGAGCTGGCGCGGGATCAGCCAGGCCACAGACGGTGAAGCCGACCAGGCCAGTTTCGTTTTCGGGAACGGCGACAGGGTTTTCACGGCGCTGGTGAACGAGGTGGACCTCTTCAAGGCCGAGATCGAGTTCTCAGTCTTCCATGCCGGCACGGGCATAAAGCTCGACTTCTGGAAGGGATTCATTGGCTCCTGGTCGTTCGACAGCGGACCGGAGTTCCGCGTCGAGGCGCAAGACGGACTGTACGCGCTCCGGTTGGGCTATCCTGCGCGCAAGATTGTCCGCCAGGATGACGACCCGCGCCGGGCCTTTGCGATCCCGAATCAGCCGGTCAGTGTTGGCGGCAAAAAGGGAATCAGCCGGATCACCAGCGTCTCAGTCGCCAATGACACCGCTTATGGACGCCCGGTCAAAGACATCTGGGTCAACTCCGCAACCGCGTTGCCGATTGAGTGCGACGTGATTGCAGGCCGTGATGAGAGTGAGTTCTATGCCGCCCTCGGCGTAGTGGGCCGCGGGCCATTGAGCGGCTACGGCACGGGGCACACCCTCGACGGCCAGTCGAATCACGGTCCCGGCAACCTGGGCCTCAGGCGGGCATTTGGAGGTACGCCGGCGACCGGCAACGAGACCGCCGCCAACAACCAACCCGATGCCGGAAGCGACTCGTTCGCTTTGGATGAAGTCGGTAATCCGCTTCCGGTGAACCCGCTGGACGGAGTCGCGTTCCTGCAGATTCGCCGAACCGACGAAAAGGGCATCCAGGCGGTCCGTGCGGAAGAGCGCAAAATGACCACCTATGTCACGGGCGGACTTGGCGGTTGGACCTGGTCCGGAGCAGGGCCGTACACGCGCACCTGGCAAACGGCACTGACTAACCCGATCTGGATTGCGATCAACACGTTTCTCAATGGGCTGGGTCTGCTGTGGGCGACCGACGCTGCGCAGCAAGACCGATTCGACGTCGGCGCGGCCATCGCGGCAGCTGCCGTGTGCGACGCCACGGTCGACCAGATCATCGGGACGGGACCTGAAAGGCAATTCGCCTTCCAAGGAATCATCGCCGACGAGAAACCGCTGCGCGACTGGATCCAGGAGATCCTGGCGTCGTGCCTGGGCCTCTCGACGCTGGCCTTCGGCAAGCTCAAAGTCGGCATCCGATACAACTCCGCCGCCGTTGAAGCCTTCACCGCCGGCAACATCCTCTTCAACAGCCTGCAGCTTTCGAGCAGATCGCCGAGATTCAATGACCTGACGGTCGCCTTCGCCGATGCCGATTACGGCTATCAGCAGAACACGGTCAACCTAAAGGATTCAGACCACATCGCTTTCACCGGCACACCGCTGAAGGCCAACGTGAACCTGCTCGGTGTCACCGGCAAGAGCCAAGCTGCGCGGATCACCACAATCAAGCTGCGGGAAGAGTTGGGCGGCCTTTCAGCCGCCGAGCAGCGCGCCGCGCGCCGGGTGGAGTTCCGGACGACGATCCTGGCGCTCAATGTCGAGCCGGGCATGGTCTGTTCCATGACTGCCGCGGACATGCCGGGTGGGAGCGGCGAGTTTCGCGTTACGAGTTGGCGGCTGAACCCGGACTGGTCTATTGACGTCGTCGGCGAAACGACATGCGACTCGATGTACGACCTGACCGTCGGCGAGAAACCCACGGACGTCCAGCCTGAACCGCTGCCCACTCGCCAGACCTATCCGGTCGATGTCGGCGGCACCGTCGGCCAGAACTTGCTGCGCAACATGGGCTTCGAGCGTGGCCTCACGAACTGGCACGGCTCTGTTCCATCGCCTGGCGTCGAAATCATCCAGGCCGACCCTGACACGGGCATGAACTGCCTGCGGATCTCGGCGACTGGTCAGACCGAAATCCACCAGCCCGCTGGATTCGCTGACGGCGAGGGCGATGTCCTGCCCTGCGTCGAAGCCGAGAGCTTTCTTTTTCGGGGCCGGTACTGCTTCGGTGTCGGATCGACAGTCGTGAGCGCGCAGGCGCGAATTGCGTTCTACGACGAGGCTGGAGCCTACGTCGATGCCGGTTCGACCGATCTCGACCCGGCGAAGTCGGACTGGGATGATTTTCTGCTTTCGGCCACCGCGCCTGCCGGAGCCAAGTACATGGGCATCTTCCCGTGGTTTGGGGAACTTCTCTCCGGCGCCGTCTACCTCGACACCCTGGTTGCCGAACGCAGCGTCTCGCTCAACGAGCCCGCCGTTGGGGAGGTCTCCGAAATCAGCGCCACGGCGGCGATCAGCGTCGCCGACGGCATTGTCATCGGGCTCTCGGCAGCCTGCCCAGAGGATGACAACTTTGCCGGCTCCGAGGTCTTCGCCGAGAAGCCGCAGGAGGCAGACTCGGACCCTGAACACCCGACGATGCCAGGGCAACTTGCGTACAAGGGCTGGTGGTTCGGGGAAAGCGGCGGCACACTCTCCGGCGAGGTCGTCCTGCCGCTTCCTCCGACCGGATATCTTCAGAGCCTGCCCAACGGCAAGCTCACCGTCATCATCTACTTCCTCTCGCGCGCCTACGGCTACGCCAACCGCTTCACGCGCCTGACCGCTGTTGATCCGATGGCGCCCGAAGGCCATACTGCAGCGATCGCGGTAACGCTCGATTTCACCAATGTCCTGCTGGAGTTGGGTGATCCGTTGGGCGACATCTCGATCCTTCAGACGCAAGTCGGCCCTGCACCCAACGGCGGCGTGACGCTGGCTGTGGACTACAGGCCACCCAATGTCGGCGGCCTTGTGCCGAATATCGGCACGTTCAAGGGAGTCGCAGGCCATACAGTCCTCGACGGAGAACTCATGAAGTCTCACGGGGACTTCATTCATGAAGGCACCGCCGATCCGACAGCCGTCGACGCCATCGGCAAAGCGATGCTGGTCATCGACAAGCCGGAGACTCTGCCCGCCAAGGTCGTCGTCCAGTTGCCGTCGTTCGACACTGAAACCAAACGGATGCCGCAGAAGATCGCCTGGGACGAGGGCGATCCGTCGAACGTCCCGCAGGGTTGGGGCGCAGTCGTCACGATCACTGCAGAGGACCTGGCATTCTCTGCCCCAACCATCTCGAACGTCGTTGTCGAGACAAAGAACGTCCCTGGAGAGGGTTGGAAATACCGCCTTGCTGTCACGCTCGCCGGGACCTTCGCCAGCCACCCAAACTACGAAGCCGCGAAGGTCTTCTACCGGGATCCGGAGGACCCGATGCCGGGCACGCCGGAGGGCTGGCTCCTGTTGCGCCAAGTGGCAAGCCACGCGAAGGGCGATCCGTCGTTGACGGTGTTCTCGGATTGGTTCCAGATCATCGCCGGGACCAACGTCGCCGCGCACCTGCGCGCCGTGGCCTATGAGACGGGCGGGGACAATCCGCTATGGTCCCCCGTGTACGGCCCAGTCGCCGTTGCATTGCCCAAAGACGATGCCCGCGACGATGCGGGCCACGAGCATAACTTCGCAGTCGCACTTGACGGCTATCACTCGGACGGCAACGGCGTTGTCTACGCCAAGCTGTACGTTTCGTTCTCGCCGCTTTCAGGCAGCCGCTACGTGTACGGGATCTGGGAGTACCGCGGTGAAACGCTGCCGCCCTCGCCGGCGCTGTGGACCGCGACCGACGCCAACTTCATCGCAAGCCCGGGCACGATGTGGGTCCCGGTACCGGAAGACGAACCGGTCACCATCTGGTACGCGCTGGTGGTTTCAGACCGCGACGGTGGAGTCTGGCTCACGCCTTCCGACTACGTCTCGAATCCACTGCCGACAGCGAGCGTGACCATCCAGCCGCGCGGAGCCTCGGATCAGGTCACCGGCTTCTCGGTCACCGTCGGCCGCGACGAGTCGCAGGATGTCCCTCAGGGCTGGTTCATCTTCAACTTCACGGTCCCCACTGACCCGGACTTCTTCTGTGTCGACTTCTTCCGGCGACCGGCGGACCAGAACGGCACTCCGATTGGCGACTGGGGCGTTGATCCGGTGTGCAGCCTGCAGTCGGCGGGGCGGCAGGACGGCTCCTGGGCGATTCCGGCCGAGGAGCATTGGATATTTAAGGCCGTCGCCGTCAACGATCTCAGTGAACGTAACGAGGTCGATCCGCCAACCTGCTTTGTGACGATCCAGGCAGCCACGAGCGGCGTGAAGGCGTCGCGGCTGGACGGATCCGCCGTGGGTGGGCCGATCTCCATTGATCTGAACGGCAAGGCCACGATCATCAACGGAGCGATTCTCTCGGATCATATCGACTCGCTCAGCGTGCAGAAGCTGAACGGCTTGATCCAATCGAGCCAGATCGAATCGATCGTCGCCTCGAAGATTTCGGGCACCATCTCGAGTGACCAGATTGGATCCATTGCCGCGTCGAAGATCAGCGGCACGATCCAGTCGAGCCAGATCGATTCCATCGCAGCGACAAAGATCAGCGGGACGATTCAGGCGAATCAGATTGCCTCGCTTGTGGCCACGCAGATCACCGGATCGATCCAAGCCAACCAGATCGCCTCTCTCACGGCATCGCAGATCACCGGGGTCATCGTTACCCAGCAACTCGCCGACAGCATCCTAAACACTGCCCGACTGCTCGGCGCGAATCTTGGCCTGCCGGTCTATGTGGCATCACTTCCGACGCTGCCCAATGCGGACTACCCCGTGGGAACGCTGGTTCTGCGGACGTCCGACAAGACTTTGTGGGAAAACGTGGCTGGGGCTTGGGCCGCCAAGACCGCGTCCGAATCAGTCACCGGCAAAATCGCCGCTGCCGACGTCGTTTCGGTCAACGCCTCAACGCTGGTCGGCCTCGTCACCGCGGCGCAGATCCAGTCGATTGCCGCCACGCAGATCACTGGCTCGATTGCTTCCGATCAGATCGCTTCGATCGTTGCCACCAAGATCAGCGGGTCGATATCCAGCAACCAGATCGAGTCTATCGCGGCTTCCAAGATCAGCGGCTCGATCACGAGCACGCAGATTGAATCCGTCGCGGCTACGAAGATCACCGGGTCGATCTCGTCTGATCAGATTGCCTCGATTGCGGCCTCGAAGATCACCGGCACGATTTCGGCCAGCCAAATCGGATCGATCAACGCAAACTCGATCACTGGCACGATCATCGCCAGCCAGATCGGCGCGGTGAACGCCAACATTGTCGTCATCAGCCAGTCGATCCCGTTTTCCAACGTCTGGACCAGCGGTTCGGTCACTGCCGTCGGCTCGATCTACTCCGATTCAGGGAACATTGTCGCGACGTCAGGAACGCTGCGCGGCGCCGGGCTGCACATCACGGGAAGCGGGATCTACATCGACAGTCCCGCGGCCTTCCGGAGCGCGATTGGCGCCGCCGCGAGTCCCATTGCCTGGGCCGACATCACGGGCAAACCCTCGGTCTTCCCGCCCGATGTGCATTCGCACAACTATGCTTCGGCCAGCCACACGCACACGGTCCAAGTCAGCCTCGGCATGAACAAATCCTGGATCCAGGACCTGAACAGCAACTGGTACGAAGTGGTCACGGATGTGTGGGTCTCGGGTGTCACGGTGAACTAAATGGAACTGAACAGAGTCACGATCAACATCACAATCGAAGCCCCCGGCGGCAAGAAGACGCTCGCACTCACCGAACTGTCGCCCGACGACTCGGCGCTGCTCGGAGCGTTTGTCGGCGATCCAGCCGGTGGTCCGGAGGCCGGAGACCGGAAGCTCATCGACGCCTTCGACGATGCGGTCACGAGGATGCTGGGCGGGATAGCCGCCAACATCCAGCAGAAGATGATCCAGGATCGACGCCGCGCGGCGCGGGCGATGAGGGAGATGTAATCCATGGCCGTATCCACTTACATGAAGAACGCTGTGCTCGACGCTTTCTTCGGCGTCGGCGCCGTCATGATGAGCCTGCACACCGCTGACCCGGGCACGACCGGCGCCAACGAGGTTTCCGGTGGCTCTTATGCCCGCCAGCAGGTCTCCTATGGCAGCGCCTCGGCGGGCCAGATCAAGAACATCGCCACAGCGACCTTCACAAACCTGCCCGCAGCCACCATCACGTATGCGGGCTTCTGGAAGAATGATCAGTTTTGCCAGGGTGCGGCACTGACCGCCTCCCGCACCGTGCTGGTCGGCGACGGCCTCTACTTCTCGGCCGACAACATCGCCCATCTGGTCAGCTGATGCTGCGGCCCGCTTCACTCGTCCATTGGAGTTGGGCGTCGGCAAACTGGACCTGGGCGGATGCGACGTGGAGGTGGCGCGATCCGGACCCGGCGTGGATGCTGTCGGCCATCCCGGCGATCGACGCGTCGGCGTCTGGCGGCCGCGCCATCGAGGCAGGAGTTTCAGCCACGGTCCCGGCACCTGAGTCCGAGGCCGCGGCGAGTAAGGCTTGGCAGGCATCGGCCGCGGGCGATGTGGTGCTCGACTCAGCTGTGACGAGGCCCGCGACGCTGTTGCGCGCAGCTGCCGAAGGCGTCCTCTCACTCGACGGCGATGTCGCGACACCCAGCGCGTCTCTGAAGGGACTCTTCGTCGGACAGCTCGAACTCGCAGCCAGTGCCGAGCGCCCGGGAGCGAGCATGGCCGGCTCGATCTCGTCTGCGCTGGCCGCAGAAGCGGCCGCGACGGCGGGCCAACTCCGGACCGTTCATCTGCCCCCCACCAGGCAGAGCCTGACCCGGGTACGCCTGCTGCCGTGACTTGAGGATTCAACTATGACACTCACATTTGCCCAGCTCATCGCCATTCAGGAACCGCTCCAGCGACTTGCGAAAGCTCGCATGGAGGCCCGCGCCGCATTCAAAGTTGGCCTGCTCGTGAAACTGCTGATGCCGCACATGACCGCCGCTTCAGAGACGCGGCTCAGGGTCTACAGGGATCACGGCACAGAGGATGAAAGCGGCATGGTTCACGTCCAGCCGGAGAAGATGGCCGCCCTGCGGACCGCGATGGAACCCCTTCTCGAAGCGCCAGTCGAGGTCCATGCCGATCCGATCCCGCTCGCGGCGCTCGCCGGCGTCGATGTCCTTTCAGCCGAAGATGTCATGACGCTCAGCCCGCTGATCACCGAGTAGGCGCCGATGGCCAACATAACCGTCATCAGTCTCGACGACACGGGTTACGACACTGTCGCGGTCCTCAACGCCAACTTCGCCGCACTGAACGCCGCTCTGGGTATAGCCAACCGGCATGCGCAGGACATCACGAATGCAATTGGCTCCGTCGAGATCGTCCACGGCCTCGGCACGCGGGACGTGGTCGTGCAGCTCTGGAACACGGCCGGCGTGGCCGAACAGGCCGAGGTCGCTGTGATGGACGCCAACACGATCGAGATCACCTTCAACACGTTGTTTTCCGGAAGGGTCGTCGTCCTATGAAACATCTCCTCTGGCTGTGCCTGCTTTCCCCCCTCGCGGCGCAGGTGCCCATCAACTCCGACGTGTCGGTGAAGGGCGCGCTTGTAGCGACAGGCTCGCTCACTGGATCGAGTGTGGTTTCCTCGGCCAACGGCGGCATCATGCGGTTTCTGACGCAGGGGGCAAGTCAGGCGAGCATCCTGCCGTCCGCCGACGCCTCTGGCTACACGAGCCTGGATATCCTCTCAATCTTTTCGAGCACCAGGCTGGGCCAAGCCCGGCTCCGCGTGTACGGGCCGGCGACCACGGATTGGACCAGATACTCGCTGCTTTCGCATGACGGCACGAACGGGATCGTTGGCACCGGATACGGTGGACTGGTCTTTTCGCTCGCCGGCGCCGAGCAGGCCCGCTTCACCAGTGCCGGCAATCTGCTTCTTGGGACGACCTCGGATACAGGGGAGAGGGTCAAGGTCCAGGGCAACGCGCTCGTCAGCGGGGCCTTGAGCGTTGGAACTACTGTCACGGCGACGACGTTTTCCGGCAACCTGATCGGCAATGCATCGACAGTGACCAACGGCGTCTACACGACCGGATCGTATTCGGATCCCTCCTGGCTCTCGCTGACCAAGAGCAAAGTCGGCCTCGGCAATGTCGAGAACACCGCTCTTTCCACATGGGCGGGCAGCGCCAACATCACAACGCTGGGCACAATCTCGACGGGGACTGTGCCCTGGGCCAACGTTTCAGGGAAACCCACCTTTGCCTCCGCCAACACGGCCAGCGCAGTCGTCCAGCGGGATGCGTCAGGCAATTTCGCCGCCGGGACCATCACCGCCAACCTCACAGGAAACGTCACAGGCAACGCCAGCGGATCAGCTGGCAGCGTGGCCTGGGCCAACGTCTCCAGTAAGCCGACCTTCGCTTCCACGAACACGGCCAGCGCAGTGGTCCAGCGCGACGCCTCGGGCAATTTCTCAGCCGGGACCGTTACCGCTGCTCTCTCCGGCAACGCGTCCACGGCGACCGCGCTCGCCGCCAACGGCGCAAACTGCTCGGCTGGCCAAGCAACACTCGGAGTGAGCGCAAGTGGCGCCGCAGAGGGATGCTATGACCCGAACACCTACCGCAGCGGACAGATCAACTTCGTCTACGGCGGCTCGGCCTCAATGGCAATCGACGCCACCACGGTCAGCAACGTCTGGCGGGCACACGCCCATCAGGCCGCGCTCACCGAGATCGCCTGCTGGACGGACGCCGGAACCGTCAGCCTGACGATCAAGGACTCCGCCGGGAACGCGGTAGCCTCTGCGCTCACTTGCAGCACCAGCGGCGCCAGCACCACGACCATCAACGGCTACGGCACGCTGACCTACGGCGAGGGCCTGGGCTTCACCACGGCCTCGGTCAGCAGCGTGAAGAACCTGTCGGTCTCGATCAAGTACACGAGGAGCTATTGATGCGATTGCTCGGCTTGATGCTTTGTCTGTCGTTCGCCGTCAACGCACAAACATACACCTCCTCAGCGACGGTCTATTCCGCATCGAAGGCATACTCGAATGCCAGCGTTCCCTATTGCGAGGATGCAAACACCGCCGCTTGGAGCAGTTGGAGTTCCGGCAATTATCAAGCACAGACGGAACTCACCGTCCGGGGCTACATCAATCCATCCTCAAGTGAATATGGCTGCTGGAACACACAATCGACAACCCAGTTCATCCTCGGCTTCAACACGGCGTTCGTGGGCGGTGGAACGATCCTGTCGGCGGCACTCTACTGGAAGCCCGTCGCGAAAGTGAAAACCAGTGCGACTCCGCTGTACGGCTTGTACATCAGGACCGCCAGTAGCGACACAACGTCCAGCCTGACCTTCCCGATGAGCGCGCCGCCGACGGCCAACATCGTTTCCAACCGGAGCATCGACAGCATCTCGACGGGCTCCTATCTGCAGGAGTCCGTGCCGGCTGGATCCATCAATGTCTCCGGCACGACGTTCGTTCACTTCTACTACAGGGGCATCCCGAACATCGGGTACTCGTACTACGGCTGCAACTGCGAGGAGAGGATTACGGTCGGCGGCCCGGGCAGTTCCAGCAACAAGCCTTACCTGGTCATCACACTCGCCGGCGGAGCCCGGCTGATTATCGTGGCCGAACAATAAAGCGATCACAAGGAGACATAAATGGCAGGAAGAACACTGATCACATTCGCACAGGAGGGCCTCGACCCGATCACGTTCGAGGTCAGCGCCCAAATGATGGACAAGATCTACCAGAAGATCGAGCGCACGAACGCGAGCGCCGTACTCGGCACAGCCATCACCGGCGCCGCCGACTGGTGGATGCGAGAGACCGCGACCAAGATCATCCAGCCGCTGCTGGTTGAGTTTCCTGATCCGGATCCGGTCGGCGTAGCCGAAAAAACGGTCAGGATCCGGGCGCTCGAAGGCGAGATCGAGAAGATGAAGCGGGACGCGTTTGTTGCGCCGCTCTCCGTAGTGGCACCCAAGGAAGGCTGAGGATAGCCATGGAATCCACGCATTTCAAGGTTGCGGAATTGCGCTGCCACCATTGCGGCCGCGAGGGTGTCCGGCGCGAGTTGCTGGACGTACTGGAATCGCTTCGCGCGAGAGCTGGACCGATCCGCGTCAACTCGGCTTACCGGTGCCCGCAGCATCCCGTCGAGGTACGGAAGCCCAAGCCTGGCTACCATGCGCGGGGCATCGCGGCGGATCTGGTTCCCCTCGGTGTGCCGTTGCGCGGCTTCTATGAAATCGTTCGTGAGGAGCCACGGGTGAAGGGCATCGGTGTAGACCACGCTGCCCGTTACATCCACGTCGATGTGCGGGAGTCCGCCACTCCCGTCCTATGGGTCTACCACGACGGTATGCCGATGACGACTGCTGATCCGTTCCGGGAGGTCGTAAATGCCTGA